TGTGAGCTAGACCCCTGCCCCAATCCGTCTTCTTGCCCGTATCGTTCATGGGCGTTTGACGGAGTTGATTCATCAAGGCCTTGCGTCGATCAATTGAAGACTGCGGTGTGTATCCTGTTGGCATTATTTTAATCTCCGCCTATTTTTTCTGCTACCGCGCCGCCTATTTTTTTTGCTACCGCGCCGCCTATAGGCCCGCCTAGAGCATCGCCGCCTAGAGCAAACAATCCGCCCATTGTATCGGGCTTATTAGCATAAGTATAAGCATCATAATTACCTTGAGCTACAGCAGCATCAAACAGTGGAGGAGGAGCTACGTTAGCGCCTGTATACTGTTGGAACTGAGGTAATGAAGCCTGTGAGCCACTTCTAAGGGCGTTTATCTCGTTCAAGGGTAGACTTCTAAGATAAGCCTGTTCCTGAATCTCTTGCTGACGCTGTTGAGCAGTCGCTTGATTCTGAGCAGCACTGTTAGAAAACTGTCTCTGAGCTTCAGATTGATCGAATCCAGCCTGCGCCCCACGTTCACCAAACTGCTGGCTACGCATTGCGTTATTAACTTGAGCTTGAATCTGTTGCTCACTAAGCCCTTGCGCCCGTAGACCTTGAGCAAACTGAGCCATACGCTCTTGCTCATTAAACTGCTGAGTTCGATTGCTAGAAGCAGTATTGGCCGCGGCTTGTTGCTCTCCAAGCTGCATTTCACGTTGCTTGTTCTGCATTTCAGCCTGAACTTCTTGCTCATTAAGGCCGTCAGCGCGTAATTTCTGTTGGAAATCTGCCAATCTCTCTTGCTCACCAAACCTAGTTGCTCTCTGAGTCTCATTAAAGTCTGCAACTTGACCTCTCTCAGTCATTTGCTGCGTTCTCTGGTTCTGAGCATCAAGAGAAACTGCTTGCCTCTGATTAAAGTCCTGCTGGTTGTTTCTCAGGTCAAAATCAGACATATCTCGACGTTCATTAAACTGCGTATTGCGGTTCATGTCGTTCGTATTGGCTTCTATTTGCTGTTCGTTAAGTCCAGACAACCTCATTCGTTCGGCAAAATCAGCAACTTGCTGCGCTTGACCAAAATCTTGATCACGCATTCCGCTTTCCATATTGAACAATCTTTGCTGTTCCTGACCCGCTTGAGCCGTTGCAGCCAACTTGTAATCGTTCATTTCTTGATCAATCTCGTTCATTCGCTCACGATAACCTTCGCTACCTGGCACAAATCCCCGAGCAATCAAATCTGATTCAGCCTGATTTCTCTGTTGATCGAACTGACTTTGTCTGCGGTCTACCAAAGAATTGTAAACGCGATCATTCCCGCCTACTGTCCCTGTAGTTTCACGCTGATCAAGGTAAGAGCGAGCATTTGAAGTTAATTCGCCATTTGCACTGAGTTCGCCACGATTAATACCGGATTGCTGAGGAAGCCCGTTTTGATCCAGCCCGCGAACGCCCTGCATACCGTCTTGGCTTAAAGGGCTATAGGCTCTAGTGCCATCAGTATTTAGATTCCCGCCTTGACCTATTCCGCTTGTATCAATATTGCCCTGATCAGCTAATTGGCTCGTATCAATGTTCCCGTATTGACCGTATCCAGAAGTATCAATTCCCTGTAGATCGGTCAATCCAGAAGTATCAATATTGCCCTGCGGGGATAGTTGACCAATATCTACACCTGACATTTCCTGCAAACCGTTGGTGTTCAGAGTAGGGATTCCAGCACCGCCACGACCTTCAGTTTTGCCGTATTGTTGGTAATGCTGTCGAGCGTCCATTCCAGCAGCGGCAACATCGGGGTTTTCAGCCAAATATCTTTGGGCATCAAAACCGTCACCACCATTAATATCAGAAATCTGAGTGATATTGCTCATATCAAATGGCGTATCCATCATGTTATTCACACGACCTAGACCACCTTGAGCAGTATCCAGTAACGACAGGGATAGAAGGTCATTCTTATCCATCTTGGCCTGTTCAGTAGGGGATAAATTCTGATTAACCGTTGCTTGAGGAATCCCTGCTATTTGAGAAGGCGTACCCCCGCCATTTGGGTTAAAGGGGTCGAAAGTATTGCCATTAGGGTACTCTAACCGCCCTGTTTGTGGGTTCCACCCGATATTCCCAGCTTGGGCAGGATCAGAAGACCTTGCGCCATTAATATTCTCGCCTTGAGGACCACCGGGACGCCGGAACTGGTTAGGGTTGTTGTTGCCCCCAACTTGAGAGTTATTCTGAGGAGGAGGTCCATATTGAGGAGCGCCACCGCCACCGCCAACTGGATTAAGAGGGTTTGAAGGGGTTGGGTTTCCACCTTGAGGCTGTTGATTATTCCACCCACCGCCACCTTGAGGCTGTTGATTATTCCACCCACCGCCACCTTGAGGCTGTTGACCGCCCCAATTCCCACTAGCACCACCAGTAGGCGAGTAAAGACCGCCCGCTAAAGACTGGTCTTGCCAAGGAGTCGAAGTTGAGCCAGGTTGACCCTGATTAGCTTGACCCCAAGTAGTGGTCTGAGAGCCTGTTGGCGTATAGATGTTCGGATTGCTAAGAACAGCCGTTTGATAAGCCGCGTCCTTATTAGCCTCGCCCTGTGCTACTGCTTGCGCTACGTAGTCCGGTCCTTTCGGTGGATCTGGAGTAAGGAATGCCATTAGTGATATACCTACAATGTTTTTTAAGCATTACGTTGATTTCGTAATCAACACCTACCTTATAACCATCTGGAATAACACCAACACGTTTGAATCCGACTTTATTCACGAATCGTTTGAGTTGAGCGTTGTCTGATCTAACAGTCGCAATCACGACACTTCGGCCAGATTCACAAAATATAAAGTTAAAAACTTCTTCTAAATAGCCGTTCTTAAAAACCCACTGGTCTAAAACTACCATGTGGATACTGCATGAACTCTCAGTCCACTCGCTTAATGTGCAAACTGCTGCAATCTTACCCTCTTTTACAGCCGTTATCCCACAAATGCTAAAATCATCAAATGCCATGTTGTGCAACTGAGCGTGTTCTGCTGTTGCAGGTATGAAATGGTACTTATCCAATAACCCCACCATTCTCGTATAGTATATCGCTTGAAGTGTATCTGCAATCTAAGCCGTTTGTAACGCTGATCATTCTCAAGCTAAGTGCAGTACCCACGGCACCAACTGTCTGCCAATCATTGAAGGCGCTAACATCGCCGCCCCATATCCCGCCATCCCAAGTGCCGCCATCCCAAGTACCGGATGATGAGGGGGTAAAGCTCAAAGAGGTATCAGGTGATTGATCACCGAAATCAATAGCAAATGCCACTGAAACACTCGGGATACCATTAGCCAAGAAGTTCGGCCGCATCGCTTTGACCTGCTTTAAACGCCCTCTCTCGCCAAGATATGAGGATGCCTGCTTCATATTAGTCCTAATATCCTCGCCATTATCAGCGAAGACAGCGCCAAACTTACCGACAGTCGTTGCGCCGCCAAAGTACAGATCCTCGTTAAAGACTGCCCAACAATTAGCTTCTACGCCGGTGAAACGCCACCATGATGAAGTTGTGGTGTTCATTACATACTGTTGCTGCCCAGAGCCTTCGACTACTGGAACGTTTAAAAATAACTGATTGCCACCAGGGAAATAGGACATAGACCAGCCATAATTGGTCTTATATTGCTCTGCTGAAACCCTCATTGACTGTTCAATGTTGTAGGTCAGAGAAACGCTCTCATCTACAGCCTTCTGATCATTGGATGAAATTAGTGCCCTAGATAGAGGAAATAGCCCTGCAATGGTCAGAATAAGCAGATCACCTCCTTTCTTGATTAAGCACCTGCGTCCAATAGGCTCTCCAACGTTCCACACGCCCTCTAAGGCCCATGAGGATGAAGATGATGGATTAGTTCCTCTAAAGACCGCAATCTGCCCCTCAGAGGATATAACGACCAATTTATCGTCTATACCGTCACCACCGTCCAGTGTCCAACTACCGCCAGCGACAATATACCCGCCACGATCAAAGTAACCATCAAGCCGAGTTCTGTTTGTAGCACCACCAACCGAGTCAACGGGGAGATAATAGAGTGAAAGCGAGTTATTCAGTATTAAGTACATTCGACGCTTAAATACGAAGGAATTGACAATATCAGTCGTCGTCACACCTGTAATAGCAGGAGAAGAAGCGCCCGTAATAGTTGTCCACGTGGAACCATTCCAGTATCTAGGCGAGTCAGCACCGTTAAAACACGTTAAATAGGAGGTTCCAGCAGAGTTTGTGAAATTATCGTACTGCCACCGAGCGTTAGAAAGACTGCCCTGAACTGCCGATCCTATAGCGCCCGCTGAAGTAACGTCATAAAACGAATCACCAGCAGCAGCAAAGAGTGTTTGGGTACTATCCTGCGAGTTATAAGGCATTAGCGTTTCTATTGCCGCACCAGCACCCGTTACATGGTCTACAAATCCTCTGCGAACCCGAATATCCGTTGTTTCACCAAACCAGTTATCTGTGGATGCAGCGTATAATTCGTTCATATCTGCCAGGTTATCCCGCGTATTCCAACCACCCGTAGGAGCAGGCAGAGAAGCTGGCGTTGATACTTGGCGTCCTTGGGTTTTTTTCCTAAATG